ATTACAGCATTCTGCTTTCTTCTTACCTGTCTTGCAAACTGAACATCAAGCTGTCCTAGTGTAGCCTTTGACCTAGTACCTTCCTCAAGACCTGCATAAGCCTTAGGTATATTCACAGCCATAAAAAACTTCTTCTGTATATATTCAATATCAGCAATATTAGCAATGTTTAAATCACCACTGAGAACTTTTAAATCAACATTCCTTTTTTCTGAAGTAGGAATAAACAAATCCTCATCAGCTAATGGGAAACTATCAGTTATATTTATCTGTCCAGTATCCCTGTTTATAACTTCCTTCCTAACAACTCTCTCTTTAAATCTTTGAATATACTCCCAAGCCTCATCAGGACCAAGAGTCTTAGTATCCACCATCCATGCATATCTCATCCAAGCTCTGCTCAACCTTGCCAACACCACACTATCATCTATCCAAAGCAATTGTCTTCCAATTCTTTGTGAAGCATTAGCAAAGATAGAATAGTCAACACCATACACATCCCTACCAACTTTGAAATGAAGTATTCTCCACCAATCAAATGAAATACCTTCCTTCTCAAGCATATCTTTTTTCTGGATATAAGGAAAGTTCTTATCTCTAAAAATTCCTCTATCATCCACATCAGCAAATATCTCCTGCTTAGGAAGCTTCTTTAACTGGTCAATCCAATACTTACCATCATCATCCTGGACAATTATAACTTCCTCAAAGTCATCACCATAAACTGTCATATCTCTGGCAATATCCCAAACAATATCCTTAATCCTTGTTCTCCTCTCAGTTTCACTAATTACTTCTTCAACCTCTGGTGGAGCATCATTACCAACAAGTACCATATAATTTTCTTCTCCACCAATAGCACCTGATACTATATTATCAGAATATATGTTTGATGCACTGGTAGCCTCAGCCAGGTTCTTATCTAAGAACTTGTAAACCTCATACTTATTCTTCCTGGAAGACTTACCAAGAAACTCACTGTCATACCAATCCTTCATAATCTTAAACCAACTTGATGCAGAAGCTTTAGTTGGTTTATATTCTGTAGATAATTTATCCTCATCTCCACCTTGGGTAGAAGGTCTTTTAACCATGCCAGAAAAAAAGTTTCTAATTGTTTTTACAAATCCAATATTTTCCTCAGCCATTTTCTTACCTTATTCTGTTGGAATGCCTAGCTTACCACCAGACTTCTCCTTTAAGAAGAGAAAAAGTTCTTTCTCACAATCCTCTTCTATTTGGTCTTTAGAGATTTTTTTCTTTTCCTTTATTAATACTTCTTCTTTCTCCCTTTTAAATTTACCTAATATAAAATCTATGAACTTCATTTCTTTAACCTCCCTGCTCTAACCAATGTAGCAAACTCCTCTTCTTCCCTCTTAACTCTCCTCTCCGTGGTATCATCCTGAACCTCATGAATCTTAGAAGGAAGAGAAGCTTCAAGGCTATAAGGAGCATTCTGTACTGTATCCATAAAAGCATTAAACACTGCTCCTGCCAGAGCATCAGATACATCTTTGGAGCCCCTAGCAGGATGGTCTACTTTATCTGGAGTCTTCTCCAGTTTGGATAACTCTTCAATAACTGGAATGTATTCATACATATCCAGTCTCATATCATAAATTGCATCTTTAAGAATCTCATATGGGTCTTCACTTTTATCTTCTCTTTTTCTATCTACTGATAAATGCTCAACAGTAAATCCCTGTCTTTCCAATATCTGGATACTATCAGCACTCATTGTCTTTAAGTCAAAAGTTCCCTTTCTTATATTCATTCCATGTTGCCTCAAATGGTTCAATGTTGCTCTAACATTTCCTAATATAATCTCTCCACCTGCAGGAGCCTTTACTCTTAGCATCAAATCAGTTTCAAATACTGGAAGTTCTTCTTCAATTCCAAATCCTCTGAAGACTTTCTTCCAACCAGTATGATGCACAACTGCAAGTCCTAGAGCATCACCTGACAAGGCAATATCAACATGAAAATATCTTGGCTTCTTAGGATGCCTCTTTGGTTGCCACTTCTCCCTAATTGCTCCAGTCTTATCATTTATAATTTCAATCTTTTCAAACATCTTACTTGTATCAAGTCTGGAACCATCAACCAATGTAGTTTCTTCAGTCATCCATGGATGCTCAATTCCCTTTTCCTGTCCTCTTTCTACTGCTTCATAAATCAACTCAACATCCCTAATGAATGGTGACACTGCTCTTGTAACCTCTCCACCAAAGTCCCTTACTGAACCATCAACATCCCTATAGAACTCATACCATAGCTCTATTGGTGGTTTAATAATTTTTCCTTCAACCTTATCATCAGGAATAACCTTCTTAACATCTCCAGTCTTTGGGTTATATGAATCAAGTATCCTGGAATTCCTCTGAGCAGTTCCAACTTCAACCCTAAACCTTTTCTTGCCATAGGCAATTGGTTTACCAATCTTCTCAAGGTTTCTCTTTCCTCTCCACCAAGACTTCCTCACAAGTTTAATTGACTTACCCAACTGTCCTTGCTCCTTGGCTTCATCAATCCTTCTCTCTATAAAGTCTTCTGGTATCTGAGCAGATGATATAAGAAATAGTTTGCCTATCATCAAACCACCACTCATAAACCTTGATATCATTCTCCTGCTTACTGTGTTATAAACAGTCTGAGCAGGGTCATAAACACCACCATCTGCAGACTTCTTTGACTTCTCAACAACTCTGAAGAAGTTCAACTCATCACATGCTCCACCATAGATATCATCACCAAGAGCACTCAATCCTTCTCCTGTTCCTGGTTTAAAAATAATCTGTCTACCAGACCTGGAACCTGTATCTTCCTGGTCAACAGACCATTCTAAAGTATCCTTTAATCTCATATTCCTCATAAATACTTCTTTGAAATATGGTGACTGGTCAACCATGTTCTTAACTCTCTGGAATATAACTGTTCTTGCTTTCCTTTCTGTAATGGACATATTCATAAATACAATTGGAGAAGCAGGAGAAGCACCTAACCACTTATGAGGATTAGTATAGCAACTCAACTGGTATATCATATAACATAAACTCAAACATGCCAAATAGGTCTTACCCCAACCAATTGAACCTGCAAGAATAACCTCAGCATAATTTTTCTCTGGGTCAAATATATCCTCAATATCTGGTCTGTTATCTGGGTATATATCCTTACCCCACTTACCCATATAAAAGTCATCATCAAGGAACTGTTTGATAGGCACTGGTGGTCTACCATCCCTGTAGACTTCATACAGGTCAACATCAAAATTCTCTAGAGCAAATTCAGAATTTTTAACTGTCTCTAGAGTTTTTACAAAATCACTCACTGCTCACTCTTTAATTTTAATGCAATACCAATACATAAAACAAAACAAATCACAACTACTGCAACTAAAAAGCTAACCATTGTCAAAGCTCCTCTTCATCCAAGAATGATTCTATCACCCTGGTTTCATCATATTCCAGAGCCTTCTCACCCTCAAGCTCATATGCCTTGTTAGAGTCTATAAATACTCCAAGTACATCCATATATCCTTCTCTCCATCCTAAGACAACATGAACTTGTTTATCCTTGTTCAGCTTCAGGTACTCTGTCATCTCTCTTTCTCCTTCTTTCATTTGCTTTCTTCTGAGCTAATTGTAGTTCCTTGGCAAACCATTCCAAGACTTCATGTTTCTTTTCATTAAGTTTCCCTAAAAGCTCACTTTTAATATCTTCTGGTAAAGCCTTTAATGACTCTTCTACAAAGCCTTTCCTGGTTTCTCTCTCAGCACCTTGAAGCTTTTCACCTTCTTCTTCTAAGAATCTTTCAGTCTCCACAACCCAGTGAGCAATAAGCCTAGCAATACCAAGCTCTTTATATGTGTTCTCTGCATACTTTCCATCAGCCAACTTCTCAGCTTCATTCTTAATGAACTTCTCATAATTGGTATATACAGTTTCATAAGCTTGGAGCCTTGCTTTGACTTTGGCAACACTCCGTAGACTCAGTTCTGAAGTTTCCGTCTTGACCACTCCCACAACTGCAGTCTCTGTTTTGAGTTCCTGCTTTGCTTGTTCAAGGTCTTTATCCATAGACATTATCCCTATATTTTCTTATAATCTTTTCAAACAATTCCAACGCTTCTGAAACTGT